CTTTACCGGCACCTGCGATTGCTGCAAGAAGGAGAAAGCTGTTACTCAACCGCGTGATTACATTTGGAGGACATAATGGAAGAAGCTAAATTGACAGAAGTACTTTTGATAATCTTTTCAACTCTCGGCGTTCTTTTTCTTACGCGGGTGTTGGTTTCCGCAGCGCTTGAGTTTATGGCAAGTCGCAAGAGGAGAGATGAAGAAGAAGCCCCTTACAAACTGGAGAGACCCGATGGATACCCTCCCCTCAACGTGCCTCCAAAGAAACGAACCGTCAGGACAAAAAAACCCCGGCTCAAGACCGGGGAAAGTCGCCGTGGAGGAGGGCGGCGCGGTAGCTAGACGTTAATAAGTTCGCCCCTGAACTGGAACGATTGATCATCGAATCTTAGCGCCAATTCAGGTTGTAGTAAAACCCCATTTCGATAAGTTAAAACGGCTATGGCTGACTGCCAGTTGACCTTCCTGCCTTCAAGATAGTTAACAAACGGCCCATCCCTGGATGAGTCGGCAGTCATGCCATGCCTAACCCCATATCTCCGGCCCCGACGGTCGTCATAACAAACCACTTCAGCTCGATGGTCGTGGCCCGTGACTATATTAACCCCGGATTTTAGGGTGTTGTTGTATCCGGCGTGGACGCCTCCGTTTTCCCTATGCCTGATCTCAGTGTGAGATTCTTGCCCTTCGTTAATACTCACAAACCAAGCTGGAGTCCAGGATGGGAGATGGTCTTTTAGGTGAATCCCGAATACGCCTTTGTACTCCGGAGCCACCGCAGCCATGCGAGTCTCAAAGCGAAGGTCATGGTTTCCTGCGCACCAGATACGCTTGGAGTTAGGGGAAGCCTTCAGTATCTCGTCAGACCTATCCTTGACCGTCTCCAGTTCTTCTTTAACAGAGGGCTTGTTTTCCCATCCGATAGAAGGGTGTCGAGAAATTGACGCGCCGTCAAAAGCATCGCCATTCCAGATCTGCGCAAATGGTTTAAATTTTTTTGACAAAAGGCAGTAAGCCTTGTGCATCACAGGCACATGATTCGGCCAATAATGCTGATCTCCAGCAACCAGAACAACGCCGTTTTCAATGTTTAGCTTTACTTCAACGCGATCCGCAGTAATAAACATACTCTGGTCGCAAGTTGACCTGCCTAATTTATCAATAGTAATTAAACGAATATCGTACCGCTTTTCTAAAGCCCTCCTGCGCGAATGCACTTTAGAAACATCAATGCCTAACCTTTTAGACACTTCAGCGGGAGAATGACACTCATTCCACACTTTGATAAACTCATCATCTGTTGATTTACGCGGCATGTTTATTTCCTTTGGCTGCCCTCTTTAAGACTTTCCTGGAAATGATCATTCCTTTAGGAATCTGAAAGTCTCCCACATACGCACCTTCTGAATAGGTGTGGCCGATGATTATGTATTTATTGTTTTCGGCAATCAGAAATCCGACAGTCACTACAATTTGCGGCTCAAATTTCACCTCCTGTATTTCATGCCAGCCAGCGCCACTGGCTGCGTCATCCCAAACAACCTCAATCAATGGGTACGGATGATTCATTGCAATGTTACGTTTGGCTCTATCAGACCAATGCAAACACCACCAGCAATGACTAAGATACTTCCATCATCAATAGTTAAATGGAGACCGTCTTCATTTAACTCTAAAGATTCAATCTTTTTGCCACAAATTGATTCAGAAAGTTCTTCAATGGTATCAATCATTTAAGTCGCGTCATGTTAGTGAGACACTATGACAGATACATTGCCCGTTCGTCTTTCCTGCGTTTAACTAATCCAGGCAATTCACGGCCACCGGCTTTCGTCCACATCAAAAACGCATCAGCTGCGCCCTCAAAATCGCCCCTGTTGTGCTTCATCCGAATACTAGACCTCTGTAGATTCCCAAGTCCTACGTTGAAAGCAAAGGATACCAGCGCATCAAAGCGAGACTGATTAAGACCAGCAGGGCACAGTCTAAGAACACCCTGCTCAAACCTGCGTAAATCGTCCGTAAGTAGCTTATCCACTTCATCTGGTGTCAAGACCCTATCCCATCCCTCGGGGATCGCTAAAGCCTTCCTAGACTCGATTGGAACAGATATATGCGAATGGTCGATTACATGCCCTACACCAACCGTCCAGAGTAGCGCAGGACAGCGGTAAGGCTTAAATTTAACTCCCTCATGGTGTTTAATAACCCTTATTGCTTCAGGGCTGACCTTCATTTCTTACTAAACGCCTGGGTTCCAAACCAAAACGCCACCACGGATGCCCAAATCAATTGGGTTTCATCATCCCACAGTTGGTCTAAAACCACGCTAAAGTCGGCCTCGACCTGGGTGGCGTACCAGAAACCAGCAACTTCCACGAAGCAGAAGATCAGGAAAAGCCCGTAGGTAATGGCAGGACGCACTGAGGCGCGAAGATTCACTACCCATTGACTCGCACCCTTCCCGATCTCAATGTCGTGCTTGTAGAGGGATTCGCGCTCCTGGACGGCGGTCTGCATGGCAATCTGATCCGTCCTGATTTCCTCAACTCGCTGCTGTGCAACAAAGCCGAGTTTAACCATCTCCAACTCTTTTTCCTTCTGTAAGTTAGTAAGTGCTAACTCATGTTTCTTATCGGACTTATCTTGGAAAAAGTCTAAGAGTTTAGGAAGACCACCGGCTAGAAAAGATACAAGAGTAGACAGGAGCGTGATCATTTGGATTTCTGCCTTTCTTCCATGAGCTTTACCCTAACCTGAAGATCATGCAGGTCTTTGTAGATTTCTTCTTTTAGCTTGTGTCTAGCTTCTGCGGACAATGGGCTATCTGTCGGGGTACCTTGAGGAGTAATCAGGGATGGCATCTGCCCTTCTATCTTGGTCAGACGGGTATTGAAAGAAGAAACCTCACCAAGCAACCACGCGAGGGAAGCCACAACAATCGGGATTACCGCTTTTAGTAAGTCCGCCCAATTCATCATCTTCCTTTGGCTATTTAACTTTCATAGACTGGATTGAAATAACAATTCCTGCGATAAACGTACAGACGATAATCAACGGTTTAGTGATTTTCGCCATCCATTCCAATACCAGGAAAGCGCCACTTGCGGCCTCAAATGCAGTCACCATGCCTTTGGTGTTTTCTTCTACCCTATCAACCTTTTTCTCAACTGCGACAAGACGCTCGTATATCTCACGGTGGCTGATGTCTTCCATGATTATTCTTCCGTATCACTCATAATGGCAGGGGTAATTCCGCGCTGCACAATAGGGTTCCAAGTGTTGCTGTTGCTCATAATCATCAACACTCGATTACGCTCTGCGGTAGGCAAAAGGCTTAACAATTCATTGGCAGACTGCCCTGATTGCATGGCGTTTTCTAAAGCCATCATCGTTTTGCGGTTTACCTTGCCCTCAAACTCTTTCAAGGCTTCACGAGTAACAGTAATTGGACGACTCAAGAACGGAGGGACAGGAACGCCAAGTAATTTGGATTGATTGTCAGAGAAAATTTGAGCAAGCGGTTTTCTGCCTTCAGCAGCTAAAGCAGAAACCTTTATTTCTTTTTCGACTTTATCTGCTATTTTAATAAATTCTAAAGCAGGACTTTTTGGGCGTTGACCACCCATTTCTTTCACAAAATCAAATCTGCCTGTGCCAAAAATATCCTCAACTGCCTGAGGATTATTTCCTTTCACTAAGTCAACAAAGCCTTTTTTATCACCAGACGCGTAAAGGTTCCTGGCATACTCAGACATCTGCTTTTGCTCAATGGCTTTCATGCCTTTTTCAAACGTTTTGAGATAATTGGCCCAATTTGCTCCACCAGCGTTCGTAATAGCTTCGTCAATTAAAGGCTTTAATTCAACCATTACAGATTGAGCCAATTGACGACGCGTATTGTCACTAGCGCCTGGATTTAAATCGGCGATAGCTCCACTGACACCATTTTTTCTGATGGCGTATAAAGCCTCAGGGCTAATGTTTCCAGACTCATCAGCAAATTCTTTGAGCATTGACGCAACACGGCGTAACGCTCCGGCAGCATCTCTGTTTGTGGCAATGTCTGGATTAGCTAATTTTGCGTTTAATGATTGAATAATGTTTTCAGTCTTAATCGGGCCTGCGGCTTGAAGTTCTGCCTCTCTCATAGGAGTGGTAATTTTTGTCAATGCCGATTTTGCGGAGCTCTGCACACCTAAAGATTCAGTAGGAGTTACGCCGCCAGCAAGTCTAGATAATGCACTATTAATCTCTGCTTCTTGAACGCTTTGGCGTCGAGTCCACCAATTTCCAGTATTAGAAGTTTTTGCAAGATTGTCTAACGCCGCCCAAGTAGAGCTTTCAATTCCAGCGGAAGCCTGTCCAGCAGTATCACCTTGAGATGCAGCAAGATTCGCAGCCTTAATTGCATTAATATCACCGCCAGCAACATCTCTTGCGATCTTTGCCGCGCTGACTTCACCTAACTTGCCTGATAAAGCGTCAAACAACCAACCAGCACCTTTGGCAAGTTGTTTAACGACAGGAGCGGCTACTCCAGGAACAATAGCGCCAACTGTTGCGCCTGTAGTCAACGCACCGCCAAAATCGGATTCTTTAGGGCTAATGGTTTCTGCCGCCAAGCCTCCAGCTCCACCAGCAATTGCTCCACCTAATGCACGTTGCCCCAATAGCCCAACACCTGTTCCTGTTGTTCCAGCAAAACCGCCGCTAGAAATAATAGGAGCAAGCCTTGACAGCCCAAGCAAACCAGCGGCAGCTCCAGCAGCAGGTGCGGCAGCTATACCTGCGCCTAACTGTAAAGCAGGGATAGTTACATTGCGGCGAATTGCAACATTTTCTGCCTCGCGTTCTTCTGGAGTCATTACTCTGCGACGAGCAAGAATGCGTCCAGTTACTGCCGAAGTATCAGCCAGAACTTCGTTTTGTGGCGCAGCAGTCATTCCGAAGTCTTTTTCTGTCGCCAATCCTGCGGAAATAGCAGCGTTTCGCACATCATCAGCGGATGTGCCTTCAGGAACACCACGAATAACCACTCCATTCGGAAGCCTAATATCCATTAGCGCATTCCTCCACGCGAAAGATCGCTCCAATTAACTACAGATGGCGCAGATGCAGCAGGAGCTTGCATAGGTTGAGCGGTAGGAGTAGGAGATTGCGTAGGAGCAGGAGCATTACCGGATTTTCCAAGCGCTGCGTTTCTCCAAGCCTGATAAGAACTCTTAATTTGCTTAAGGTTTTCGTCTAATGTCTTGCGATCAAGTCCTTGATCTAATGACGCAATAGCAGATTGCAATGCTTCCAATTCTTTTACGGCAACCTGGCCTAATGCGCCACCAGTAGGACTTGCATCTCGCATTTGCTGTAATTGGTCAAAACCAAGCCTGGCTTTAATAGTTCCAAGTGTAGAAGATAATGCCCTAGCATCCGTTCCAGGAATTACAGAAAGATAACTGCCAAGCCCAGTTGTAGTCTTACCAAGAAGTTTTTGAGCCTCGTCAATTTTTGACAAGACAACATCGGTTCCGCGAACAACGCCTTCAGCAGATGCCATTTGCTTGTCAATTTTTTCCTGTTGCTTTGCTTTCAAACCGTCAATACGTTCTTGAATTAACTGGCGCTGAAGGTCACCAGTAGCTGAACGTTGTTGTGCGCTTAAATTAGCAAGCATCAATTTAAACTCACGATCACGCTCACGCTCTTGAGCCATGCGGTCATCTCGTTCCTTTTGCATGCGCGCACGCTCTTGCGCCTGAGACTCGGCAAGAGATTTCCTTTCCAACGCTTGCAATACCATTTTAGGATCACCGTAACGCCGTAATACATTCTGAATTTGATCTTCAGAAGCATTTTCCGGAAGTTGAGACAAAGCATTTTGAAGCTGATTTTCACGCGCCTGAGTCAATTGCAATGATGCTAGTTGACCCTCTCTTAATCCAACTGATGCTTGGTTAGCCTGGCGTTGTGCAATACCAGCAGCTAAAGCATTAGCTTGTTGAGATAAAGCGGCGGCAAGAGCAGCATTCCCCATTTGAGCCGCATTCCGCGCGCCTTGAGCCAAAGACTCCGGGTCGTTAGGATCAACGCCACGCAAAATCTGCTGCTGCTGAGTAATCATGCGCAGTTGAGGGTCTTCGATGCCTAATAGAGATCCAACACCGCGACCTAACTGTTGCCCGGCTTGGTAAAAGCCAAAGGAAGCCCTATCCATAGGACTTAATTGGGCAAATTGCAAAGCCTCTGCGCGATCCCTAGCCGCTTGGGATTGCTGCAAGGCTTCAGGCGTCAGTCCGAATAAACCTAAGATGTCACTTTGCGCCATGATTAAATCCTTTAATTAAACCCAAACGGCATTTGCATACCTGGTATTCCAAAAGTGCCGGAACCCAAAGATCCTGGCGTGGTTTGGGTCACAGCTCCTCCACCGCCAAACAGACCGCCTAAAGATCCACCCATACCAGAAACGGCGCTTCCCAACCCGCTATACAGCGAACCTAAAGGACTCATGCTCAAGGCTGGCTGTAAAGCCCTTGCTGCGCCAATCCCGCCTTGCAGAAGGGCTTGACCACCGGCAGGGTTAGAAATCCGTCCACCCAACGCAGAACCAATCGTGAGAGGCTCCATGCCAAGTTGCTCAATGTTTCCTGCAGTTCCAAGACCAGTCGAAAACGGCGCGTACGAACCAGCCAAGCCTTGACCGTATCCACCAAGAAGTCCGGCTCCAGTCCCAAACAGACCGGCACCAAAAGCGGTTTGTCGTTGCCCTTGCTCCATCGCTTGCGCGGCCAATGCAGCATCTTGCTGCGCCAGGGCGTTGTAATATGCTTCCATCTCAGGAGATGCTGCGCCAAGACCAGCGGCACCACTAGGACGCTCGCTAGTTCCGCCTACGGCTAACCCCCCCCTACCGGCCTGGAATAACCTGTTTTGCAGTTGGGCAAACTGTCGTTCACGGGAAGGGGCGAGAAGGTTTTGCTGCTGTGCAATATATCGTTGTGCGGCTTGTTCCGGGCTTTCTGCGAGATATCCTTGACCGAGGTTAAACAGTCCGGTAGCGGCAGATGTCAGAGGCGCATATAAACTAGGAGCTTGTTCAGCAAAGCCTAGTTGCTGGCCGCTGAGTGCCATAATACGGTCTTGTAGGGCGCGAAGCTCTGGAGAGACTGTATATTCAGCAGAGGATACCCTGCCGGTTTCTGGATCGTATCCGAATTGCGACGCACCGAAACGCGTCGTAATCCCAATAGGACGGAACCTGGCTTCCTCTGCCGCTAATCGAGCCGCCTCTTGTTGCTGATTCGCAGCAACATTTGCTGCATATTCAGCAGAACTAGCCTGCTTACGAGCACCAAGAAATCCTAATGCGCTTCCAACAAGTGAACCCATAATCTATCTCCAGATATACAGCTTTCGAGTAATTCCGTCCAAACACTTGTGATGCTCTAATATCTTAAATCCTGTAATCACCGCCCACTTACGCATCTTTTCATCATCTATAAACGGCATTGCGTATAACGGTTCTTGCTGCTTTCTAGCCCAATCGTTCCAATCTTTAGCAAACTCTTTCTTGACCGTTTTGCTCCACTTGAATACATCCATGTGGATAAACTTTAAATCTCTTACGCGTTCGATATATACAATGTATTCAGGTTTAACGATAACTTGTTCTTTTTTACTCATACATGATGTTTACTGAACCAGCGTCAAACGCATCGGTGCCACTGCTCATAATTTTCAGTCTATCCAACGCACCGGACAACGCAACACGACCAGCGCCCATATATACAGCATTTGATGCGTACCTTAACGTTGATGTATATGTCCAAGTATTTGAGCCCATTAACGTAATCACGACAGAGCCAGAGTACGAAAAAGACGCTAATTGCATAACAGCAATAAGGAAACCGTTGGTAGCAGAATTGCCGCCGACTGTGGCCCCGTTAATTGCGCCTATTGAAGAATCATATCCAGTGGTTGTGTAAGTAGTTGACCCAAGCTGGATAATTAAGTTGTCAGTAGTTCCATTCGAGCTAACAGCATCAAGCATCACAGTAATGCGTTTAACCCAAGACGGAATGCTCAAAAACTCTTTGGAGGTTCCGGAGGTAGTGGCTTGAGCGGTAGACAGAACAAGTTTTGCAGTTGAGGTCCAGGTAGAACCATCTGATTGCAGCACATTACCGCTAGTGCTAGGCGCTACAACTTGTAAAGCAGAGGTGCCATTCCCAAGAAGCACGTTGTTAGCGGTAATAGTCGCAAGACCAGTTCCACCATTATCAACAGGTAGAGTTCCAGAAACGTGAGTAGTCAGGCCAATCTTGCCGTATGAAGGGGCAACACCAACACCACCAGAAATCAGCGCGTTTCCAGTAGCAACATCAGCCAGTTTGGATAAGGCAGTGGTCGTAGAGGCGTAAAGCAGATCGCCAACTGCGTAACTAGCGTTGCCGGTTCCACCAGAGGTCGCCGCTAAAGCCGTTGAAAACGTGCCGGTCGTGGCAGAAAGAGTCGGGATCGTAACGGTGCCGGTAAACGTCGGGCTTGCCAAATCAGCCTTCGTCGCAATAGCAGTAGCGATATTGTTGAATTCCGTGTCAATCTCGGTACCCTTGACAATCTTGTTGGCGTCACCGGAAGGCAGGGTGTCTTTGGTCGCAAAGTTGGTGCTTTTGGTGTAGTTCGACATGATTGTCCTTAACTATATTTTCCGTTTTTAGCCTGAATCTCGATTTTCTGAATGCTTAACGCTGCGCCATTGATGTCTGTTTCATATCCGGTCTGCACTAGCTTTCCAGCTCCAGAGGCAGATACCGTGAGCGTTTGAATCAGTTGTCCATTGCTGTAATACGAAACAGGCACCGCATTGGCTCCATACTGCGCTATACCGTATTCAGAAATACCTTGCGTCGGGATCTGCGCGTTATCTGAAAGATAGTTTCCAGTCAGATCAAATGCCCACTTAAACGTTACCATTTGATTGGTGCCGCCAATCACAACAATCGACAGGCGTTTCAGAATGGATGTCTGAGAAACATTGCCTAAGTCTGCATGGTTGGTGTAATACTGCATCCTGAAAGACGATCCGTCGTCTTGATAACCGGAATACTTCATTACGTATCCGGTTTTACCAAACAGCAAATCTCCATTTGACCTGGAGCATAAAGACTTAGGGTCAATAGAATTCCAAACAGTGACGCGTAGGGAGCCGTCTTGTAGCTGCCCCCTAGTATCAAAGCAATAAATCTGTTTTACAGATGGCAGTGTCAGCAGGTAAAACGCATTGCGTTCAGAAAACACAGCCTTAACCTTTGCCAAGTCCTCACCAGCAACAATGGACATCAAGTCGTTACGGACATTCTTGGAAAGATCCCTGAAAGGTAGCGACTTTTCCTGAATCGTCCTCATCAGCGACCGAATGCCAGTGTTCGACAGGAACAGAACGTCAGTGCCTATCGTCTTGGCTGTGTCCCTTGCGATACAGCCTGTTCCAATAATTGAGTCTTGGATGACAAGGTCTGCCGGAGTTGTTGCGTTTGCGTAAACAAGTATTTGGTTCCTGCCAAAAATAAACAGGAAGCCATTATGAGACGCCAACGCTTGGATTTCATCTACGCCCTCTCCCCACACCCTTGCAATGTCCAGGCTTCCAGAAGTTCCGGTATTCCAGACATGCCCTGCAAGAAGGTCGGAAAAGTAAATGGTAGTCTTGTCAGTCGCAGTGTTAGCCGCCCATAATCTACCGTATGCGCTGATTACAATATCTGCGCTAGGAACTGTGCCAAGATAACCACTTTTCTCCGATACCCTGCGATACGTCGTGGTGCTCACAGCAGGGTCGTAGATTAAAGGGGCGTGGCCGGTCTGGAAGAAATACGCAATGTTATTGAGTGTTGCAATGCACCAATTATTTGCGGTAATCGTAGGAGCTGTGCCACCACCGCCGTAAGTTAACTCAACGACCGCGTTACTAGAATCCAACTTAAACAACTTGTTGTTGGCGGCAAACAGGATGGTCTTGGTGCCATCATCCTCGATTAACTCATGCAAAGCCTGAATGTCATTAGAGCCAGCGGCACCGGTAGAGGAGTTGACTTTCGTATACCCTTTGCGAGCGCCAATGCGTCCGTATTGGTCAATAACGCAATTAGTTGCATTTAAGGCAAAGCCAGATGCTAAATCTAGTGGAGAGTCCTGGGTGTTTAACCCAAAGAATCCAGGTGCGGCAATGCTAAATATTTGTATATTTTGAGCCATTACACAGCGACAAATTCTTGGGATTCAGGATAACGAGTCGCTTCCAGAGCGATGTAATCCGACAGCATTTGCCGGTAAAGCGCGTAAGCCTCAGAACTATTCAATCCACCGTCCTCGCCACGCTCAACCAATGCCCTAGCGTAAGCATTTTGAATAACCAACTCAGAGGGAACCTGAATGACAGTGGCATCACTGGATAAGTCGGCCTGAGGAATAATGACCGAAAACTTAAGCGAGTAAGCGGTGTCAGGGACCGGGAATAGGCTTACTTTGGTGTCGTAATTGATATCAACACCATTAAACGCGTAGTATGTAGGAATGGTCTGAGCAGGGCTGCCAAAGCTCAAAAACCTATTCATCTCGACATAGGACACATTCTGCAAAGGCGTTTCTGCGGTCACGTTGATCGCATCAATCACCCGAAACTTCAAGCCACTTCCGGTAACAGCGTAGGTGCTAGTACCAGCAACGGTAGACACCGTGACATTACTAAGCAGGACGTTCCAGTTGTAGGCGTCTTCTACATTACGTTTGGCATCATTGACAAACTTGCCAATGAGAGCAGAATACGTGGTTTGGGATACCGTTGAGACTTGAGCCTCACGCAACCTAACCAAAACATCATTAACCGCTTGTAAGTAGGTTGTACTCATTCTCGTTGGTTTCCTTTAAGAAGAAGCGTCAAAATCACGGTAAACGTACTACCGGCTTCTGGCGTAACTCTGACTTGATCGCCTTCCTCAAGCACTACTAAAGCATTGCCATCTAGCGTTAAATAATCTTTGGCATTGAAGTTGTACTGACTAAGAATATCGTAAGTCAGCGTTGCACTAGAGTCATACCAAGTAAGTGTCAAGTTCTTGGTAGAACCAGAAGTGTTGTGCATATAGGAAAGATTCCAGAGGGCGCGATAACCAGTCGGCACTGTGTACAGTGTCGAGGTTGTTCCTGCGGTGGGAGTTGCGCCTACAGAATATTCCCGCATCGTTGTCCTTTGTGGTTAGGAGGCCCGGATGCGGGTTGTCACCTGGATATATAAGGAAAATAACAGAATTACAGAGACTTTACCACTTTATTTTGATTGGCTATAGCAGTACACATTTCGATAAATGTGCCCTGATTATATTTATTCTTGCACATATTTACCATAATATGAACCCACTGCACATTGTTTAATTCATATGGTTTTTTTGAATCAATACGATCAAAACTGGCCGTACAATTTTTGGCGTCCATGCTTATATTCCAGCCACTTAAAGCACATTTTCCAGTAAAGCACTTAATAAATTGTTCGTAATTAATTTCCCAGGCAATTCTTCTGGTATTAGCTGATTTTCTAAAACGATTATATAAACGCCTTTTATTTCCAATTGCTTGGTTATTTGAAAACCCTTTTTGTTTAGCAATGCATGCTTTACATTGCCAGTCTGCAAGTTCACTTTGTTTGGCGTGATCTTTTCTAGTGTAGGCTTGTTCTATTCCGCAACATGAGCAGGTTGAACACCATTTCCCATGACTGTTTTTATATATATTAATTATGCCATCAACATTGCGGTAGTCTCTTTTGCAATAGCGACACGCATTTCTAGCAACCATCTTATAAGCAGATGATTTTGTGGAAAACAAACTAACTTTCCCACAATAACAAATGGCTTTCCATTTGTTTTGATACGGCTCAATTCTAGAATCCGTTATTGGCAACATAATTAATATACTCAATACCACTTATGAATGGTATCAGTATAATCCATTTTGTCTTGTCACTCCACCACGCCGCACTTAACTTACCTTTGGCGATGTTTTTAGCGTGACGAGCCTTAAATGATTTCCGTCTAGCCTTGTCGGCAGCAGATTCTCCAGCTTTTACCGGAGATCCAGATACCCCCTGCTGCCCAAAACGAATCAATTTAACTGTTTCGCCGGACTTCGCCAAAACAGCGTGGCTTTTGGTCGGATGACCAGGAGTCCTCTTTGGTTTATTAAATCCAGAGAAAGACTCTTTGCCACGTTTAATCATTTGCGACCTCGTTTAACGGTCTTTTTAGAGGCTTTAAAAGCGGCGGCAGTGGGTGCGCCTTTAGTTCCGGGTTTCCGCATCTTTTCGCCGCTGCCAGCCTTGATCCTGGCGCGTTTGGCGTGGATGTTTGCGTATAAGCCTTTCATTTCTTTTTCCTCTTTGCCATGCCTGCTTCAGAAAGGGCGATAGCAACAGCTTGTTTGCGAGACTTAACAACCGGGCCTTTTTTACCAGAATGAAGCTCCCCGGCTTTGTATTCACGCATCACTTTCGCCACTTTCTTCTGATTCTTCTTCATATTCGCTCCGAGTGATAGGGCCACCGACTAACCAAGCATCGCAAGTGCGGTCGGCAGCACACTTGAAATGGAACAATTCACAATAGCCAAGTTTTGCGGCTTCCATGACTTGTTCTTCGTAGCCATTGGATTCTTCGCCATGCTCCATACCAGAAGAGATGCACTCCATCATCTCTGGAGTCTGGATAAACGCAGCGCAGTTACCGCACCGCATTTTCTTTACTTCGTCGGTAGGAGAGTTATACATTTTGGCTTTTTTCAGCCAAAAGGCTTCATTCGGCTCCATCGGATTAGCAGGGCCGTATCCGTATTCCTTAAACGCATGATTCCGGTTCTTGAGGTTGATCTCAATATCTTGCGTTGCAACAGGACACTGATAGCCAAATAAACCCATGATTATTCCTTAAAGTTTCTTAGGTCTGCCAATCTTCTTTTTTGGCGCAAACATCGGAATATTTACCCGCTCTTGGGGCTTTTCTTGTTCTTCAACATCTACACGGACATAACCAGCATGACCACGCATTGATTCAATGTCATGCGCTAGTACAAACTCTACCAGATTGCCACTTTGCAGACATTTAAATACAGCCATCTTTTCCTCTCGAAAAAAACGGGGGCCGAAGCCCCCGCCTTTAGTCAACCATCCTAGCGACAACAACCCGAACGGTAGCGGAAGCCAGATCTACGGCACCACCGGATTCATTCTGGTAACGCAGGGAAACCACGTTACTAGCACTGACATACGGCGTAACCGTAATACCGGCCAGATCAACCGAGGAAGAAAAACCGATAACCATATCCCCAAGACGCACACCGGGAACAGCAATGGTATTGGTTTCACCGGCACCGTCAGCCAAGTTGCTGGCATTCAGAAGGCAGGAAACTTCCCAGGTATCACTATAAACACCACGGAACTGGTCGTTACCGCGACGCGAAACTACAGAGGTAGCAGCAGGCATTTAATCTCTCCTAAAACAGTGGAAAAATCCCCCCCCATCTCTGAGGGGGGACTGTATTAGGCCGGGACAGCCAGAGCAAACGCCGAGCTGGACAGCGCAGCACCAACGGTAGCAGCGGTACGCATGGCTTTCACACCATACAGGGTATCGGCGGTGTACAGCGTCGCCAGATATTCCTGCTTGTACTGAGTCTGCGAACGGATGCCGAGTTGCTCAACCAGAACCATCGAATCACGATGACCCATCAGGCAGATGCGATCCGTGTTGGTGTTACCCGCGCCGATGTCGGCGTTGCTGGTAACAAACACGGGGATGCCATACAGGTTACCGATTTCGCCGTTGCGGATCGCGTTGGCCGAACCAGCCTCACCCGTGAACGCCTGTTCCGTGTAGCGAGCAAGACCCATGAGGGTATTGCGGCTCGACGGCGGGATGATGAAGAAACGACCGTCCATCGGGGTGTCGTTGTCATCTAGGCGTTGAATGGTGCGGCGGATCGCGGCGTCGGTCAGGGCAGCGGCGTTCGAGGTGGTGCTGTTATACGCGGTCGTACCGTCAGAGCCGATGTAGGCTTTGGTGGAGGTATTGGAGGTCGCGTAGTCGTCGGTGCCAACGGTAGCGCCGTTGAAGGCACGACCAAGTTGGATCAGGTCGGTGTCAACCTGACGAGCAAGGGCGTAACCGGCGTCTTCCGTGTAGAAAGAACGCAGGCTCGACAGAGCTTGCACTTCAACGATATCCTCGATGAAACGCGAGTATTCATAGTGCTTGTTAATCAGCACCTGAACTTCGGTTTCGGTCGCCGCAATCAGGGTCACGGCGGTCGAGGCAGCTTTCACGCTGGCCGAGCCACGGGTCGGGGCCGGAACGTGAACGGTGTCACCTTTTTTGCCCTTGAAGTTCATCCGCTTGACCAGGTTCGCCGCCACAAGGTTTTTCTTGTAGGCAGCGACAATCTCGTCACTCCAGATTTCCGGGATAAAGGTTGCTGCGGTGGTGGTAGTTACTGCAGGGGTAGGAAACGGCATGGTTTAATCTCCTAAATTAACGTACGCGACCCTCTGAGTATGCTTGCATGATTTCATCAGCAAGTGCTTCATACCTTTGAGGATCAGTCATTTTCAAACGGATAAGGTCTGCCCTGCGATAGACTCGTTTAGAAGATTCACCCGAACCACCAACATCAACGGAAGCCGCCTTCAGAGCCTGTTTACGGACTTTTTCTCCGCTTTGCTCCGTCTTTTTGGCGTTGATTCCTTTAATTTGCTTGTAGGTAGAAAGCAGCTCGTTTGCGCTATCGTAGTCATACTCAGCGTCAGCTTTGGCCCACAGGTCTAACCTGACTTTGCTGGACTTCACCCATTCCGCAAACTGCGGGTCACGGGCAACATCCATGTAATCAGGGTGTTCCTTGTTGAGTTGTTGCTGAATCTGCAACTTCTTCAGTTCTAACGCAGCCTGCCTTGCGGCGACCACATCAGGATGACTAGAAACAGTGCTTGCAATTGCTTTCTTGGGGTCTTCAAAAAAATCTACTTCAGGCTCTTTTTGCTCAGTAGTTTTTTGACCAACAAGGTTTTGCTTGATCAGATCATCAGCAAGTTTCCGAACTTCACCAACTTCTTGGGCCTGTTTTCCAATCAGCTTCTCAGCCTCTTGGTGCATCTTGATAATGTCGTCCAGAGATTTACCCTTGTACTTCTCAGGGATATCCGAACTTACTTCTTCAACGGTGCTTGCCAGGTCAGAAACTTCACTAACGTCTTCAAGAACCTCGTTTTCCTTGTCAACTAACATACCTTTCCCGCCTTTCTGGTTGTGGGAGATTAAACTCGCCAAATTGGTTATGAGTTTGAACGACGCTCCGCCTTCAGCTTTTCACGATGAATCCGGTCAAACTTACCGTGAGCGGTAGGAAATGAGCCAGACCATCCTTCCAATTTGATAAACGGAGTAGAAATTACGCGGTTTGCTGCCGCGCCACAGTCACACTCAACGCTATTGTGTTGATAATCAACGTAGCGTTCGACACGATGCCCATTAACACAGGCAAATTCATACATTCTTTTCATTCAGTTCCTCGTAAGCCATCGAGCTGATCTCTTTGAGATTTTTCAGCCATGTCAAGATGCTTAACTCGCCCTGTTTATACTTTAATTGAGAATCGTTTTCAATGACACTTATATTGTTAAGCGAATTTATCATATTGTCCACATCTTCTATAAGGTCTTTCCACCCTTCGGTAGCCATCATAGAAAAGCGGCTTTCGTAGTATTTCTGCAGTTCAGGTGTCATTTAAGTGTCGTGTTAGTTTAATTGTTTGCTGCTTAGGCCCACGGCAGGGGCGGGGTTATCACAGGTGGGTACTTTTTGCTTTCAATCTGCTGTTTAACAGAATCTTCAGTAGCGGCTTGATCCACTCCAGACGCCCAAATCCAGCCAAGTACCTGGTCTTGGGTCAGATTTTCATAGGGCGTAAACGGTGTGTCTGGGGCGATAGTGACTGCGCAGGTTGAGTAAACTTGTGCATTGTAGTCACCATCCACTCCGTTACATTGCCAGTGAACGTTAAAGACAACATCTGTGTGACCGGACTCCTGTGGGTAGCAGTCCAATTGAGAAATGTTCCAAGTAATAGTCGTCATGGTCAATCCTTCACTTAGAATAAAAACAAGAAGTTTCCGCCACTAGGGGCTGCGGTAGATGGCACGTAAGTTATGATAATTGCGCCTGGCCCGCCAGCAGCGCCAGCAATACCGGTGCCTACGGGTGAAACGCCACCACCACTGCCTCCAGCGCCATAGAAACCGGCAGAACCAGTGTTTGCGCTCGCGTTGTTGCCGCCAGCCCCGCCACCGCTACCATTTCCAAATACCTCAATTCCGTTTCCGCCTAAAATATTTATGCCGCCAACAAGACCGCCGGAGCCGCCACCAGAATGACCACTTGCATTACTCCCGCCGCCACCAACGCCAGCAGAGTTATTGCCCCCAGTTCCACCGGTTGCTGATGAAGCATTACCACCAGCAGTTCCGCCGCCATTGCCGCCACCACCACCGCCAGCAATGTTTCCTGCGGTAGTTGAACCAAAACCAATACCGCCAGCACCACCCACGCCATTAGGCCCGCCAGCACCGCCACCACCGCCACCACCGTAGCCTGTAGATGCAACAGTGCCAAATGCTCCTCTACCACCAGCGCCACCGTTAAATGTGGTTCCAGTTCCAGCAGTTCCGCCTGTAGATGTTGGGGTAGTCGTTGACTGCCCGCCACCGCCACCACCAGCGGTGGATGCGCCAGAGTTCCATGAAGTTGTACCACCAGCGTTTCCGTCTACACCAGCAGCGCCTCCAAAACCTATAGTTCCGGCTTGATACGCAATGCTTGCGCCAACAGTAAGAGACTGGTTTGTCAGCTTTGTATAACCACCACCACCGCCACCACCGCTAGCGGCTCGATTATTACCGGAAACTTTACCACCACCACCACCACCACCTGATCCAATAAGATGAATGGTGTTAGAGGAATTGTTCCAATCAGATGGAACTGTCCACGTTGCAGTTCCTGTTGCGTCCGTTAATATAATAACCGCATTAGATGCGCGTTGCGTTGTAAATACGTTGTAACCACCGTTTGGCGCTGTGGCGTTAATGACTGAGTTTGATCCGATATACCAAGTATCAGTAGGCGAACCAATCATGTCACGCACATTGAGATAATCAATGTTTGTGAAAAATCCACCGCCAGTTTTGGTGAAAGTTCTTGCGGCTCCAGGAACGCTACTTTGTATCGTGACTACATTTCCAGACGTTCCTGTAATAGACCAAGTGGCTACACTCATGCCACTGTTTGTCTGTATAGTATGAGCAACGGTTTTTGTAGACGCTAATTCGCTAAGTGTTGGATTTCCGTTTACGTTCGTTTGAGAAGTTGATGTATTTCCACCAATAGTTAATTTGTTAAACGTTAATGAGCCAGAATTAAAGGTTCTCGTAGTAGTGCTGTTATCAGACAGCAATATATCTGCCGTATTTTTATTAAAAGTAAGATTGGTGGTTGTGCTAGTTGTCCAGATTGTTCCAGTTCCGGTTAACGTCCACAAACCAGAACCCATCGTAATTGTTCTGGTATTTGTGTTATTTGAATTAAAAGCTGCCGCAGTAAAGTTATAGTTATTGGCGTTAAATGTGCCTTGCGTTAGCTGCACCGCACCAGAAGAAACAAAAGAGTCACCAAGCGTTACTGTTATACCTGAACCGCTTACAGTGACAGCGCCAAAAGTTTTGCCCGCGCTAGTAATGGTTCCGGTTGCGTTTAGCGTAAGTGTGCCGGTGTAGGAAAACGTCATCCCCGAAACGAGCGTGACGCTACCAGATACAGTAATTCCAGCAGTCCCAGTAAGCGTTCCGGTAAAGTTGCCAGAACCGCTTGTGCAGCTAATGCTTTTTGCGCCGGTGTTGCCGGTCGCTATGGTGACGGTGTTTGCGCCGGAATTAGCATCAAAATAAACATCATCCGCGCTAGTAGGGATAGCTGCCCCTCCTGTACCACCAGAAGTGGTAGCCCACTTTGTGCCTGCGGTTCCATCCCAAGAAGCGGTGCCGCCAACCCAATAACGATCAGCCATTGTTATTCTTCTTCGTCAGGTATTGGATTCGGGTTAGGGGGTGTGTTTTCTATGAAATAAATCCAGTTATCTAGCCTGGCCTGCTTCATAGCATTGATTTCATCTGCGTTAAAATTATGATCGTCAGGAAGATATAACGCATCGGCAAACTTGCCGTATTTAGTCTCAAATTGAATGTCTATTTTCATTGTCTTTAGGCTTGGGTGACAACAGCGATAACATCCCAAAATACATCGTTGGAGTTGTATACGCAGCCAACATAAGTGATTTTTGATGCAACGGTAGTAGTAGGTAACGTCACGCCAACAGCGCGATATGCACCACTTGTAGTCGTCCAGGTAATACCACGACCAGTGCCGTTATCTTCAAAACGCAGCATTAATCTTTGACCGTCTGTCGGAGTACCACTGGGCGCAAGCATCGTAATTGCACCAGTCAATCCAAAGGCGTTGTAAACATCGGTCGTGTCGCCGTTGGGAGTTAAGTTACCACTCGTTGCAGCCGCAGCGACAGCCCTTGAAGTGATCCGCTTGTTAGTAAGCGTCTGTGTAGTATCAGTGCCGACGAGCGTCGTGGTGGCATCCGGGATCGTGATCGTCTGGTTTGCAGAAAGCGTCGTTGGCGTGATGGTGGCCGCGTAGGATGAGGTTCCGCCTGCCCGACCAGCGATGATGACTGCGTCTTGCGTAGCTGCTGGCCTGAACTGACCACTGCCTAATACGTCTAGTTTCTGAGCGGGGGAGCTAACTCCAATACCGAGATTGCCGGATGAGTTGAGGGTTAGTTGCGTGGAAAATCCAGAACCGTTGCGGACAACAAGCGATCCGGCTGATCCACTGGTAGATAGGTCAAGGTATAACGTCGTTCCTGATCCAGATTGCCTAATTGCTTGTCCTGCAGGAACGTAATACGAAACAGAACTACCATCTCCGCGAGCAATTACTGCTCCTACGACATCTAACTTAGTGCCCGGCGAACTCGTCCCAATACCCAAACCAGTAGTATTAAGGCGCATGCTTTCTGTGCCGCTGACTGACCATACAGCTACACCGACCGAATCAATCAAATAACGAGTAGTAAGATTAGTCGCAAAAGTTATTCCGCTTGCGCTACCTGTTGAAAGAGCCAGAGTTCCAGTGGCTTGATATATCGTATTTGAAGTATCTGCCCCACTAATTCTCAGACCATTTAGAAGCGAATAGCCTCCAGAAACATCTAATTTCTGCGTTGGTGAAGCAGTTCCGATACCAACCCTGCCACTGCTATCAATCCGCATCGACTCAACACCGCCCTCAGTGAAAGCGATGGTGTCTTCAGCAGGGAAGTAGATACCTGTGTTGGTATCTCCGATGTTGTTAATCGACGGAGCGGCAGCAGTGCCATCGTTAACAGATACCGTACCAGTTGGCGGGCCTAATGCGTCAATCTGCGCTTGCAGACTTGCTAGAGTATCTAATACACCTTGAGATGTACCGCCGCCGTTCGTGATAACTTTGATTCTCTCGGATAACTCCAGAGGCATGACTTCGCCGACGTTGATTTCCCTACCAGTAGATAGGGCGATAATCAAACTGCCGTCAAAGTCAATCCTGGCGTCTGTTACCGAAACTCCGTCTTCGCCGTCTTTGCCATCTTTACCATTTAAGCCGTCTTTGCCATTGGCTCCAGCGGGGCCAGGCATTCCGTCTTTTCCGTCACGGCCGTCTTTACCATCGCGGCCGTCTTGACCGTCTTTGATAGAAGCGACACGCTCAGAGATCTTATTTCCGACTTCGTCATACCGAGACTTGATGTCCGCTTCAATCTTCTGAAGGGCTTGGATAACAACAGAAATATTGCTTTTGATCAGCTCATTTCGTTGAGCTTTAGATTGCTTGACGGTGTTTTCTACACTTTCGAGAACCTTTATCTGATCTGCGGCAGATAAAGACTCTAAGCCCATATTTTGAACAATGCTTTTAATATCGCTCATTTTTTCTCGCCAAGTGCAGAAGTCAGTTCGGTCAGAAAGTCGTTCTCAATGTCCAACATACTGTCTTTGGCTTTGGACATTTGAAGCTCAACGATCTTCGACTTGTTCTTGATGTCAGCTTCTTTAAGCATCAACTCGGCAATCTTGACTCGCTTGTCAAATTCCTTAGATGCTTGATCGTCGTTAGTGGGAAGATTCTTCGTGACCGCAGACAGAGTCTTTGCCTCAATTTCTTTCGGCATGAGCTGCGCTTCAACGGCAAGTTTGGTCGCCTCGGCTCGATTCTGCTCTGCCTGAGTCGTAGACACAGCAATTTGTGCTTGTGCTGCTTGAAGGGCAAGCTGTTCTTTCGCCATCTGAAGCTGTTGCATTTCAGGATTCGGCTGAGACATCTGCTCCAGCATTGCAATGAGTTCAAACCGGTTCGGCAGGCTAGAGTTCGACAGAATGCCTTTAAGGATAATCGGAAGCACTGGAGTATCCGGCCCAAGAGTCTGTAGAAGACCGATAAACTGTTGCTGCTCGTATTCCCTAGCAATAATTCCTAACGTGCCAGTCGGGATAAACTTCATATCCACAGACGGGTAGCGTTCAGGGTCGAATTGCATGTACCGATAAGCGGCTTTTTTGATAAACGGAATCAGGAAATCTTCTTGGAAGTTTACAAGAGTCCGCTTGTATTTCTTGATGATCGTCGCTACAGCAAGAGACAGATTCCCATCCCTGGAGACTTGGGAAACCATCCCCTGAGAATCCAACGTACCTGTAGCTTGTAAGAGCATCCGCTCAAAGTCTTTAGCGGTAGCAAGACTGTTGGGATCTGTGTTGCCAAACTTGAACGGGAAAATGATCTCTGACGGAGCGCCGTTGGTCAAAATCGCTTTACCAGGCTTGACCTCAAACTTCATCCCTCTTGGAAGCCTAGTTGCGTCCATCGCAACCATCGGGGAAGTCGTCAACGCTAAAGAATCCAGATGGCTACGGACTTGCGCGTCAATAGCCTTCTGCATGTTGTAAGACTTCTCAATCGTCCCACGGCCTAACAGACGGTTAGGAACGGTGTCGTCCTGGTAAGCAATCACAGGACGGTCTTTCATCATGTACGGCGATTCTTCAGCTTTTAATAGAATGCCATCGTTCGCAATCACAATGATGGCCTCTACTAAATCCTCGTATTCGTCCTGAATCGAGTCTTCAGGGAACAACTCTACGGTGGATTCTTCTTTCTTCAGGTATTGACGAGGGACTAAACCGTAGTAAGTTAACAGTTTTACTTTGTCATCTTGATACTGGACTAACTCTTGAGTCGGCTCCAGTCGGTCGTCTTCAGGAGCGGTACCAATCTCTACCTTTTTGTACACACCATCTTCTTGACCTTTGACGATCTTGTGGATAGAAACATACTTTTCTATCGCTACACCAAGACAGTCGTCAATCGACGTGCCATTTGGGTCGAAAAGGAAGTTTTTAGGGTTAACCGGGACGATTTTTACGCCAATCCGGTCTTTTTCCACCACGCCAATCGCGGCAACTTGTTGGCCTGGGATTAGTTGGGTAGCGGGTTCAAAGACTTTCTCAGTGACTACGGCGATTTCACCAATCCCCGTGCCATAGATTTCAGCCATCAACTCAATCTGGTCGATAGCTTTGCGGATTTTGTCTTGTTTGAAGTCCTCCATCAATTGAGCTTTAAGCATCTCAACGTCCAGAGGGTTGCCGTTTACGTCTTTGATGTCATCGTCAATGTCAAAGAAGTCGCCCTGGCCGAAAATGGCTTCCATAATCTCGGCATGACGCGTTTCAACGGCTTGTTGGGCAGCAGGAGTGATAATCCTGCTACGCTCGGACTCTCTCGTCCGGTCTTCCGCAGCCCATTCGCCACGGAAAATACGCTCATATTCTTCCCAAGCGTCTAAAAAGTTGGAATTTCGATAATCTCGCCAGCGATCACAGTGATTTACGACAAAAGCAACTAATTCTTTATCGTTTTCTGACGGTTGCTCGAAATTTTCCATGTTTACACACCCGCGATAATATCAATCGGTTCCCATTCGTCAGTAGATTCGTCTTCAAAATACGAAGTAATTGCTAACTGATCTACATAAGATAAGGCATCAGGTAAATCGTCGTGGACTCCCTTTGAAGGAAACATCAATAATTGATCCACAAACTCATCAAAATCTTCGTCTTCGTTTAAGACTATCTTCCCATGCTCAAATCGACCTTGTAAAGCCCATACCACTCGGTCAGTTTTCTTCTTGTTTCCATGCGTTAAATCTTCAATGTGGCAATATACATTATATTTACGCATTAAATCACTTAAATAAGGCAAAACCGCGTTCTTCAACGACCCTCGCTCAATGCCAACCTTCAAAGGCTTGTAGTCGTTGATACACTTTAGAATGTTAAACGCAGTGTCCTTGATGTCCCAACGGCCATGTTCGATTTTCTTCACGAACCAAGATCCGTCGTCAGTCACTTTCACAACCGCAATCGCACTCTCATCCAGCTTCTTTCCGGTTCCAGCAGCTTTGGCACTGTCCTCAAATCCAGCCAAGTCACAAGCAATGTAATAACTACCCACATTCGGTTCTGAACCGTACTTAATCCAGCCCTCTTTAAAGATATCCGTACCACTGTTATCAAACGAAGCCATGTACTCTTGCTTAAACGCAAAAGAACTTAAGGTCTTCTTCGCAGCAGCAATTTCTTCAGGCGCTATTAAAGGGTTGTCCTTCGTAGTAAAGTGCCAAGACTTCCATTCCTCATCCTCACCACTTTGGCCTAACTTAAACAACTCGTAAAACCAATTCCTGCCTTTTGGAGTGCCGATAAATATCGCGCGCCCTCGTTTATCACTTAAAGACGCCCTAATAACCTGCTCCCAAGCCTCAGGCTTGATATCAGCCACCTCGTCCAAAACCGCGTAGGTTAAAGACACACCCCGCAAAGTATCGGGTCTATCCGCACCTCTTACGTAAATCATCGCCCCGTTAATCAAGGTAATGTCCATATTGTTAATATGGCTACCCTGGATCACCCCCCTTCCAATATCTAATAAAACATTCCAAATAATCTGCCTGGCTTGGCCGTTAGTAGGAGCGACGTACAAAACAGCACTCCCAGGCGGACACCTTAATCCCTCAATTAATAAAGTAGTCGCAGCTAAACGAGACTTACCACACCTCCTACCAGCAGCAATAACCTTAAACCGCGTCTTGTCCTGAAAGACCTCTTTTTGCCACGGCAAAAGACTAAAATTAAGGTCAGCCAACTTTCTCTCCCTCAATAATCTGCGGAGTGTCCAAACCAGTAATGTTAATCGTCACCGCACTCCTTACGCCTTTCTCCTTCTCAAACAAGCTCACAGGGAGTAATCTATCCATGCATAGCTTAATCATCGCTCCTTGATGAGGGTGTTCATCGTTCATCGCAATCTCTAACGCCTTCTCTACGACTTCCTTCCCCCTAGAGCTAACCAGCAAATCCTTCAGCTCCTTTAACTTATCACCCTCAGTCTTCAATAAACCAGGATTGTCAGCTACCCTCTGAAGCGTCATCTTCACAGACCCCTTAGGTCTGCCACGCTTCTTCGGTAATGAAGACCCAATCTCCGTAATAGTCTCAGTTTCCATTTCTTCTCGCTAGGGGTGAGATGGCTAAGAATACCAGATTCGCTTTTTTTGTGGGGCGGGGGCACCTGCAATTTTTCATGTAAGCGCCGACCCCCTCCCCCCCCCTATGTTAGTAAGCGCTAACTTTAGACTCAGTCCAGTCCTGGCGAGAATCATTCTCATCTGCCACCGAAACGGCGGGTGACAATAATTGTTGTCACAAAGTGACGCAGATTGTCACGTCGAGCTTAGCCACGAACACGCTTTCCCTCTGTAGACTGCGTCCGAATGCGCTGGCACGATCCGTGCATGTATTGGAGCGCTGGATGGATGCTGAGACAATTTAACAAAGTCGTCAAAAAGTTTCGGTTGAACAATTCGGCAGGACTGTTAAACTAATTGCAAGCAATACCGCCGCCGGACGGTTTCCGGCTTTTCAGAGATGGAGCAGACAATGAAACTTAAATTGTTCAAGAATGGTAACTGCGCCAGCATGGAGCGCAATGGTTGCTGGTATGTCGTTAAATGTCGCATCGGCGCAGAGTTGCACGACAGGGTAATGGTTGACGATGCTCGCATGGCGAGAGACTATTACAGAGCCTTTTGCGCCATTGCAAAGCACAAGTAACACTCGACTTGATGCGCCCTTCACCGGGTGCATCGGGGCGCGTGTTGCGCCTTAACTTAAGGATATCAGACATGGAAACGACACTTGACCTTACCGCAGACATCATCGACATCCGCGACATCATCGAGCGCATCGAGGAATTGCGCGATGAGCGCGAACAATCCGACATCCCCGCCAATGAATACGGCGGCCCTGCCGATACCTGGGCCGATGAGCGCGCCGAGCTTGCCGCGCTGGAAGGCATCATGTCCGAGCTTGCTGGCTGCGGCGGCGATGAGCAATGGCAGGGTGACTGGTACCCGGTGACACTTATCAGCGATTCTTATTTCGTCGATGCAATGCGCGAGCTTGTGCAGGACATTGGCGATCTGCCGCGCGATATTCCGGCATACCTTGCAATTGATTGGGAAGCTACAGCCAACAATCTGCGCGCTGATTATTCCTGTGTAGACATTGGCGAGCTTACTTACTGGTATCGTTAATATTGCGCCGCAACACGCGACCAGATAAAACCCCGTGTTTTTCGGCATTTTCCCCCTTGTGTGCAGTGCAACAAAAGGATTAATCATGAATAAACTACTCGAAACTCTCGCCCACCTGGCCGCTGGAGCCTTGTTCGGCGCCTGGATTCTGTGGGCGCTGTGGATCAGCCTATGATGGCGCTGATCTCGGCAATCCTGGCGCTGCTGGTCGTGATCCTGCGCGGATAGCAGAAAAATATCAACCAAATCAAAGGGGAGAGCTTCGGCTCTCTCTTTTTTTATGCTTAAGTTAGCGGTCACTAACTATATATGGCTCGGGCAAGGTTCTGCATTCTCTTTTCAGTCTTTAACTTTATCGTTGTCGTTTCTGTTTTCTTGTTTCCTGTTTCGATTACCTAGAATGCGTTATAGGCTTTCTTGTCTCTCTCTACTAGGCTGTCCATCCTCGGTTCGCAATCATTTCATCCTGGCTCATTCTGGCGCATCCTCGGGGCCGTTTAAGTCTGGTCTCTCTTTGTAACTCTTATCATTCCACCACAGCTTGCGTAATTGAGAATCATTATTGTTTAGACAAATACTTACGTCTAGGCATTCTCTTGGGTAATGGGGGCGATATCCGAGCCGGTAAAAGTAGGCATAGAAGCTTAAAACCTCGTGATATCCGCGACTGATATTCCCGTGTCCAGCGGCTAGCAGGATCGCCCGATCAGGTTCGGTGATCCTGCGTTTTAGCCACTTAGAGTCAGGTTTACTGGGCCTTCCTTTAGGCATCCTGGCTCGCGGTTTCAGTTATTAAACTGTAAACAAATACAGTTTTCGGGCCATTTGATTGGATGGTTTTAGGCATTTTTTCCTTTTTTATCTTATTTTTTTTGCCCAAATAATTCAGGATAACGAAGATGTTATTAGTCCCCGTCATCTGCTGCAGCTGCTTCGCAGTGTAATTCCCACCCTTCAATGCTTCGATGATCTTCTCGGTCTGCGTCATTTCAATTTATACCTTTTCACAGTGGTTGACCCATAGCGGGTTTTTACGGGCATCATCTTGCCTACTATTTCATACCCTTCCTTCCTTAAATCATAAATCCTGCTCGCCAGCCTGGTTATCCCGTATTTCTGATACGCCTCCATTGTCGTTATCGGATGTTTCTTCAAATGCCGCAATAGACAGTCTGCTTGGGTCATTTTTGAGATCCTTTAAACGTTTGTTGTGCTTGTCGTATTGAGATGTAGGGATAAATCCCTCGATCTCTCCGTTCTTCGTGTAGAACTGGACATACTCATGATCACACGTTCCTTGTTTAATGTTTTTTCTCTGAAAACTCGGCGTGCAATCCTGACAGAACCATATATTAAACGGCGGCTTGTAGTATCTGGCGGCTTTCCTCCATTCTGAGAATTGTTCAGGGGTCGTGCATCTTGGGACACGCTTAACATGATGTGCTAACAGATCTCGTTTCATTTAAGTTTATATTTGTCTCGGCATGGGGCGCACACACCATCCACCAGCCTCATTGAATGCTCGCCACACAGGTCACAATCACCCGGGACGCCTTTTTTTAGATCCGATTTCTGTCTTATATACTTAATCGACCGATCTGTTATGTGGTCTTGATACTCATTCGCCCTATCAATTTCATCGCTCATAGCTTGCTCAACTTATCTTGATAAAGCTCAATCATATCGTTTAAGTCAGCCCTTGTGTGCTTGACCGAACGATATTTAAGTAACATCAGCTCATCGAAAACGGTCTGCCCATACTTTCTGATGATGAACTGCGCGTAATCGTCCTGCCGACCACCCATGAAATGATTACATCGTGTGCATTGCGGGTGAACGTTCCTCTCGTCCCACCTGATCGACCTGTGCTGACGTTTAACAAAATGCCCCGCATCAACGTCCTTCCAGTAAAACAGCTTCCCGCAGGTGCAGCAGTCTACAGTCCCGCCGTGATCAGCATCCTTCCTTCTGATGTATTCCGAAAAGATCTTGTCGAGCTTCTTCTCTAGGGCCGATAACGTCGGAAGTTTCTTTTTCATAGCTGATACAGTTTAATGATTTTTTCGAGCGCGTCGATATGCTCTTTAATTATCTTCTTGTCTTTAGTAGGGTCGTAGTCAAAGACCCTGACCTTACTTTTAAGGTCTTTCTTGAACGACTCTAGACAATCAATCATAGACTGTAAAACAATAGCGTCTTTCAGCTCATCACTCAACTGGACCGTGAACGAGTGATAAATGCCTTTCTTGCGCACCTTCCCTGACAAGAGCAGTGGGGTCTCTCTTTCCATTTCTGGAACTCTCCGTATCTTTTAGAAAAATGATCTACTAAAGCCTTGCGATAAACTTTACATGGCTCTGTAAGGATGAACCGTGTTTTGCATTCCTCACAGTTAAAGTCATATACATGACCTTGTAGATCACAGCTTATCAAGTCGCTTCTCTGCTAACTCATCCGAATATCGATCAGGATATCTTTTAGCTAGTTTTTCGATATTCCGCCTGGCAATTTCGTTTAAGTCAATCCCCAAACACTCGGAAGCTAACGCGCAGAACCACATAACATCACCAATTTCTTCCGCAGCGTTCTCGATGTCAAAACCTCGACCGTAGATCTGATGCTTCTTCACGGCGTCTGCGTATTCTCCGACTTCACCGCAAAGCCCATAAACAGAATGCACAAGGTCGAAAGACTCTCCGAGTGCTTTTTTTGTCTTCATTGCTAAGACTTGATATTCATTTAACTCCACGACGCACCTCCAGGCATGATTTACAGAGAAAACGGTTAGATTTATTGATGAAGACTAATCCGCCGCCTTCTAACGGACGATGGCAATTACACTTAAAGCAGAATTTATTGCCCATCTTCTGATCAACAACATCATTTATAGCTTTAATCTGTTTTTTGGTTAGCATTTTTGGTTAGCTTCTTTATTAAGTCATCTAGCATTTTTTTTGTTTCCGGCGTGTGCTGTGTTTTTTCTTGATACGTCAGCATCAACGCTGGCTTTCTAGGAGGCATGACTCTTATAAGATCCGCTGGAGTTGGCCAATGATCTATCGTTGCGCACAGCTCCCTAAAAGCGGTTTTGATCCTTTCCGAATCCAGCCTTTGATCCCATGTAACCGGTCGAGATGAAATCACATCAAACCACACTTCAACAGTCCCAGGTAGGAGGTCAGTCCCAGGACAGTTCCTTAATCTTAAAGCAGTTAGTCTTTGGATTCCTTCAATGATTTCATTCCGCAGCCAGTTAGACATGAATCCATCCTCTCCGCTGAGTGATGCGCTCAATCGTCCTAACGTGAACCTCGAACTTCTTAGCCAGCATGGAATTGCTTAACTGTGCGGCCTCGTGTCTTAGCTTCTCACGTTCTTCCACGCACTTAAGAATGAGCTTGGCATCTTCTTCCGTCAGCTTTGACTGCGGAAGTTGACTACCACGGGCAGGATTAATGGGAGCCATGTTTCATCCTCTCCAGCATGATGATGGCTTCCATCGACTTGGATTTAGGTGAATGCACTTGCACTTCATCATCCCACCGTTCAGCTCTTAACCAAGTCGCAGGGTAAGGGATGAACTTAGGATTTTCCCAAGTCTCCTTTTGAGCTTCTATCGCACGCAAAATAAAATCCAGCTCTGGCCGGATCTTTTGTGTTTGCGTCCACGCTTTTCTAGCGTCTCCCTTCGCAATCTTGCGAGGGTATGCTTCCCAGAATTTATCGAAGTCTTCCATATGTCCTCCGTTTAAGGAATCCGTAGATTACTCTTAAATTTAACCTTGTCAATCTTTTTTTTAATAGACCAACCACGAAACTGGCGTTTCGGTGACTCATCCATACTTCGGATATGCAAGGTGTCGTATCAAGTAACCACTCTCTGAACGCTGGCCTTGACCAGTTGGTTCGGGTATGGCAGGTGTCTTCCCTGGCTCCGCAGCTACTTATCCTGCGGCCTCTACCCCGACTGTTGCCTTCTTACTTACGCACTGGCTTTTCGTGCGGCCAATGAAAAAACCCTTACTGCTGGGTTCAGGTCGCGGTGGAGATGGGCGCAAACAGGAGGTAAGTCGCACATCAAGACCGAAACCCATGAGTAAGGGTTCTACCTCCTGTTCACGCCCCACCACAGAGCGACCTGTTTTTTTCACAGGCAAAAGGATTGTCTATCATCATCCATCTGTCTGCAAGTTATTTTTCATCTTTTTTATAAACTATTGATTACTAACATAAAATAAATGTTGACAGACATGATTTAACTGTTTACCATGCCTCCACGGTCGAAACCTGAAGACCGGATGAAAAACAGGAGATAGCATGAACTGCACTTGCAGTGCTTATAAATTCCCGCACCGTCCTGGCAGCGGGGTATGCAATATACCTGAGTGTGCTGACTGCGAATTCGTGAACATTGTTCACGATCCGTTCGCTACTGGCGACCATTTTTATTACGAGCTGGAATGCACTCTGCATAAATGTCCGTGGAACAAATTTGGAGGCAACAATGGTTGAAGTAACTTTCGCTGGAGAAGTAACAAGGGTAGTCAAGAATCAAAACCCAGAGGGCGCTGCTGGCCCGTATGTCCGCATCACAATTACGGACAATGGGGTGGATTCAGAGCTGTGGATTTTCACCAAAGACTTGTCTGCGTTTAACGAAAAGGAAGAAGCATGAAAGAGATCTCATCTGCACTGGTAAAGGCTCAAAAAGAATTTGGGCCCGCCCTGAAGACTTCGACTAACCCGCACTTCCGCAGCAGGTATGCGGATCTGTCTGCGTGTGTCGAGGCTGTGATTGACGCCTTGAACAACAACGGAATCATGCTGATGCAATTCACGCATCCTTGTGATAACGGGGTGATCGTAGAAACCATCTTCATGCACGAGTCTGGCGAGCATGTATCAGGCGGTCGTCTGCATGTTCCAGCTTCAAAGCAAGATCCCCAGGGCTATGGTAGTGCTTTGACCTATGCCCGTCGCTACAGCCTACAGGCGGCTTGTGGGATTGCGCCAGAAGACGATGACGGTAATGCGGCATCCAAGCCTAAAGCATCAGTAGTCGTTGAAAAGAAAGAAACAGACCGCGACCATGATGTCCTGAAATTTATGCTTGAGTCCTGCGAAAACCTGAATGAACTGAAGGAAATCTATCAAAAGATGACGCCTTCAGAACGAGCTGCTGTCGCAGACGTTAAAGACGCCATGAAAGGAAAACTTCAGTGAGAGAAGCCAATCAGCTCCAGAACACCGGAGAATGGCACTCAGAGCGTACAGGGAAGCTCACGGCTTCCCGTATGTCTGCTGCTATGTCATTCCTCAAAGCAAAGCCTGGCAAGAAGCCAGAGGACTCCTCAAAGCGGTGGGATCTGAAGAAGGAAATACTGCTGGAGCGCCTGACTAACAGGATCGTCCCAAAGTATGTAAATGATGCAATGCAACACGGCATTGAGCATGAGCCGATTGCGAAGGATGCTTTCGAGCAGCACACGGGTCTTTTGATCCAAGACGTTGGGTTTGTCAATCATCCTACTATCGAAAACTTCGGAGCTTCTCCTGACGGCCTGACTTCAGACGGAGGTCTTATCGAAGTCAAATGCCCGACAGAAAAAACGATGCTGGAGTATTTACTTAATGATGAAGTTCCTTCAGACTATAAAGCGCAGATGATTGTTCAATGTCTATGCACTGGTCGAGACTTCGTTCATTTTGTTGCGTTCGATCCTAGACTCCCAGGAGGAATGCAACTGTTTCACAAGATTTACAAGCCCACGCAGGAAGAAAAAAAAGAGGTTGAGCAAGCTGCAATCCAGTTCCTCGATGAAGTAGACGAGATGTTTTATCAATTGACTCATAGGTGATATATGGCATACGAAATGAAACCAGGCGAAGGTTCCGCGTTCCTCAACGAGAAGAAGGAAGACTGGCACGCAGACTTCCGAGGGAAAGTAGTCCTTCCGGATGGCAAGACTCACTACCTTGACGTTTATAACAAAACCGACAGAAACGGAAACAAGTTTATCCGTATGAAGATCGGCAAAGAAGTCATGGGCCGGACTGAAAACGCCCCGAGTAAAGACAACGGAACCGTAGGCGCGATGAAGGATGACATACCGTGGTAAAGCACGAACTCATCGCAGATAGACTCAGGGACGTTATTAAAAATCTGTGCGAAGAACTAAGGGTGGCCGCAGATGTTATTAGAGTCTTGGAAGAAAAAACAAACGACCATTCAGATCATGCAGCAAAACTTGAGGAAATCTCAAATGACGCACTCTCAAAGCTATACCGATAAACTTGAATCCGCGAAGCAATACCTTAAAGCACGTGGAATAGATGTGACGGATCGGAACTGCAAGTTCCGTCCGACAGCTTCGC